TCATTACTCTCATAGCATCAATATGCTTTTTTGAATGACCAGCTACAGTTTCACCCTTTTTATTTTTATGTGGTTTAGTATGTGACTTTAACATTTCTTTTTGACGGGCTGAAAGTTTTTTCATATTTATTTATCCTTAGAAGTAGTGAGAGGGACTATTGCCCCTCCCACCATATTCTACCTATGCAAGCTGATCACGATCAACTTCGTCAGTATCTTCGGCCCAACCATTACAGTCGATAGCACAAGCGTAAACTCGCAACCGTCCTGCCGTAACATCAGCAGAGCCAGCAATCAACTTAACGTCAACTGTGTCTACACTAGTTACGAAACATTCAAATAGCGAATCTGCACCAGTAATAACGTCATTGGATTGACCGTTAGTTCCTTCAGCGAGAATACCCGTTGAAGTAACGTCACCGCCATCAATGATGTCATCGCCAGCCGCAAAGTCAATATCAACTGTAGGCGAAGAGCCATCAAAAGCTTTCAGAACTTCCGCACCAGCAAATAGAATAAATGTATTTGCAGGAACTTCTAGAAGCTGAAAGATGTCACCATCCGTACAACTATAACCATCAGCCGTAAGAGCATCCATGTCAAGAACAGCTTCAATCATACGCATGTTCTGTCCCGCTCGATTAGCTTGGTTAATAGCACTAGAGCTAGCACTTACGCCAGTGGTAGCTTTGGCCGTCATGTCAAAAGTTGCCATTGTCCTACCCCCCTATGCTACGTTATACTTTGCCGTGGCAACAGATTCTGGACGTAAAATCTTACGACCATAAAGGTGCATACCACGAACAATATCAGCAAAGCTATCAGGATCACGATACGTTTCCGTTTTCGTAATCTGGCTTGCAGTGGCTACAGCGGAATCATGTCCACCAACAATCAAACCATAGTTAGAGTTCTGGTTGGCAGTACCTGAAGTACCCGGACCAGTACCAACTGATGGAAGGTTATTAGAAACATAAACCCGGAAGCCATAGAGATTGTTAAGAGCCAAGCCGTTGCGAATAGCACCAGACTCACCAAAGTCTGAATTAAGAAGACGAGAATCTTCGTCCATCAGAACTTCCATGAAGTGAGGTGATACAACAAGCCAACGCCCGTCCTTGTCCACAAACTGAGTGTCAAGAAGACGAGACATCCTCGCCACAATCATATTGGGAGATGCAGTTGCCGTTGGAAGAGCACTAGCACCCGGCAGACGAGGAGCAATCGGAATCGAATGCGTACCTGCTGACGTAGTAGTAATGCTACCAAAGTCACCCTTCTTTAACTGCATCGAAGACAGCAGTTCGTCTGAACCTGCAGTCGAAACAGCTTTGGTGCCAGATACCGTAGTATTAGCGGTACTAGCAACAGCACTGAGAGAAGCTTGAGCAAAACCTGAAAGGTAGCCAAGTACTTCCATGTCATACTGATCCTTGAGGCGATAGCCAGCACGATCAGATGCCATCGACTGAAAATTCACATGAGAATGTGCCTCTTCAATATCGTCAACCTTAAAGGCAAAGTAGTTCGACTTGTCTACGACAAGGCTGAAGTCTTCGTCATCAAGGTCTTGTGGTGAAATCTGAGCACCACGGGCATACTCTTTGACCGTGATCTCAGGCTCTTTAATGATTCGGACAGTATCACCAAAGTTGGCGATTTCACCAAAATAATCATTATTGGTGATGTCCTCTACTACAGACGACTTGCGGAAAGCAAGCTGAGTCTGTTTGGAATAAATTACAGGGCTAAAATTGCCATTCGGCAGACTGTTATACCCTGCAGCACGAGTAAAAGCCATTTTTATTTCTCCTTTTTCTCGTAACTAGTGGGCAAACTAGGCCCACAAGCATGATAAAATACCATACTTCAGGTCATAACTTTCATAGGGCCAGTAAGTGAGGGGTAGGATATATAGATGATCAATCTATTATCGGCCTTTTACGGGGTTGCCAAAAAAGCTTTACTAAATAAAAACTAGAGTTAGCATATACATGGGTCTAGTTTTTAACTCTACTACACCATTTTAACTAAAAGAACTGGTTTGTCAAGTAAAAAATGAATTTACCTTGCATTACCAGTAACATCATAGATAAAGTTACCAGATCGAATTGAATCCATGATTACATCTGCATTCTTTTCGTATTCTGCAGAACTCATGGCTTCTACAGTAGACTCTTTCCACTTCTTACTATTGCCTTCAGTGTCAGGCAAAGTCTTTGGTGAGTTAGAATCTACCAAAGACGCTGCAGATTTGTTAGACTTTGGTTTTGTCTTCTTTTCTGTTCTTTCTATACCACGATCAACTTTATATAAATCAATTGCTCTAGCTGCTGATCTGGCATCTGTTTCATTTTCATATAGAGCATCTTGTACCCATTTAGGTTGTTCATCTGCCCAATCATGAAAATCATCACTTGAACGAATATCTTCAAAGTCAGGATGTAAAGACAATAATTGTGCTTCTGCCTTTTCTTTTTTAGCAGAGTTTTGAAGGTCATCAATTTCTGCTAGTCGAGTTTCAATTTCTTGTGATTGCTCTCTTGACTTTTTAATTGCAATTGTTTCTATTACAGCAGCTACATCTGGATATTCTTTTGACCACTCCTCAAGTTCTTCTTCTGATTTAGGAAGTTGAATCTGGCTCTTTGTGGCTTCATCTAATTGCTTTTGCAGTACCGATATTTTATCATCAAAGTCTTTTTGTTGCTTTTGAGTATGTCTGCGAAGATCACCATACCGCTTCTTAAAGGTTTTCTCTTCAGCGTTTTCTGGTTCCTCACGTTCTTCTGCTTCTTCTTGAGCTTGTCTCTCTACCGCTTCAGTTTCATCTGACTGTTGCTGAATAAGTTCCTCAAGTTCTTTTTCTTCATCCTCTAAACTTTTACGATTGCTGTACTTTTTATCTGCAATTGCCATAACTTTCTTTACTGGTTCTACTTCGCCTATTACTTCTGCCATAGTTTATCTCCTTGTTGGGGCCAACCGTAGCCAAATCGGGGGGGTTAGGTGAGCCAACACATATGGGACTATTGTATTAAAGCTAGTCCCTTGCTTTTACTGTCCTCCTGATCCTGCACCAGACATACGTTCTCTATATTCTCTTTCTACTTGTTCTGGAGTATATTGACGAGTTCTATCTGCATCGTCAGCATCTGTCGTAATAGCTTCTCTTTTTGATTCAAGGATTCTTCGGGATGATTCGGCTTTTAATATTTTGTACAGTTCTCTACCAGCGGCTGTTGGTATAGCTTCTATACCTCCTAGATTATCTATGCCACCAAGAGTTGAGCTAAGACTAGATACTTGTCCTTCAGAGGGTACTTCTCCATATTGTCCTTTATCTCCTTTAATACCTGCCAAAGCTCGAATACGTTGAGCATTTGTTTCATTAAAAGTAGTACTGAATAAAAGTTCTTGTACTTTATTGGTAGCCTGTCTTCCAGCCTGTACTCTATTGCTACTTCCACTAATCATATTACTAATAGTAGGTAAGGCCATTATAGCTGCAGGAATAAGAAATGGTGCTGCGCCAGCTAATGCAGCACCAAAGCCTGTACCAGCAGCCGTAGTTGCACCTGCAGCACCACTAGCATTCATAAAGTTAGCTATACCAGCAGCTTGTTTAGCGGCTGCTACTGTACCAAGCTTTGCAACAGGTAGATTAAGACCTGCAGCAAGAGCCTTAGTTGCTGCAGAGGTTGGTGCAGCAAGAGCAGCGCTTAATACTCTTCCTGCCGTAACTGCAGTATGTGGTACTGTAAGACTAGTAACTGCTTGTGGTATTGTTTGAGTAATTACGTCTGGTCCGGGCAGTTGTTGTGTAGGTCGTTGTTTTATCAAAGATTGAAATTCTGGAGTTGTAGTAGCAGTAGGAGTGCTAGAAGGAGTTGCAACAGAACTAGCGGCCCTTTGGCTATCTACAATTTTTCTAGTTGTTGCAATCGTGTCACCAGTAATATTTGGAGTTGTAGTAGAGCCAAGACCTTGTTGAACTCCTTGACTAACCTGCCCTGTAGAATCAAAAATTGCTTC